GGTGGGATACAAGGTGGCATGATGAGAGTTCCAGAAGCAGAGATGGCTGACGTGTCACTGTTACCTACCGAAAAATTTGTCACTCCCAATGGAGTAGATTATCCATCCTACAAAGTATGGAGGGATAAGTAATGGCGGAAGAAAAAATTTCAAGTGCTGGTCTACTCAAAGTCCCAGGCACTCAAACCACATATTACGTCAAAGTTGATGCAGTTGCTGACACATACTCAGTAATCAAAGCAACAAATCAAGAATTTCAAAATAATGAAGGAACGACACTGTTCCAGATTAAGAACGCAAGTTCATTGAAAAGTTATACAGATATCCCAGAAGCAAACCAAGGTGATGGTTGGGATGCTGATCTGATTGAAGCTAATGGTGGAGCAACACTGTTAAGAGCTACTAATAACACCGCAATCAATAACCTACAAAAAGCAAGAGTAGATCTGGTAGGTGACCAAACTTTACCACCACTTCAACCAGATACTCTACTTTCTGGTTTTGGTAACACACAAACAATCGCAGAAGGTGCTGCACAGTTTGGATCAGACTTGATTGATGCTTTCCAAGGAGCAAATAGAACAGTTCCTGGTTTAGAAACACCAGGAAGTCAAGATAGACTGATTGGTGGAGATACAGTTCTTAAGTATCCAATAGATATGGATACAAACGAACAAGACTATCTCCAGATTAGGATTTTTAGTTATAAAGCAGGTGGATTACCAACAATCAATACATCATCACCGCAATTCCAAAATGCAAGACAAGAAAAAGCAAGAGAAATCATCCAGATCCCTATCCCCAATGCAATTCGGGATCAAAACAGTGTGAACTGGGGTCCTGGGCGAATGACCAGTACAGCTGGAGAAGCTGCGCAAGCAGTTGCAGGTGCTCTATTCTCCGAAAGTGATACTGCAGCAGAAGGACTTGCAGGAGCTCTGCAAGATGGTTCTACGACAGCTGCAGCTTTAATTGGAAGAAGTGTATCAGGTGGTGTCAATGCACTTCAAACTAAGTTTGTTAGAAGAAGACTTGCTGCAAACAAATTAGCAGGTGCTCTGAGTGCTTTTAATATTAACGTTGATGTCAACCAAGCAATCACACGTCTTGGTGGTGTCATCGAAAATCCAAACCTTGAACTGTTGTTCACTGGTCCTGCGCTCAGAACATTCCAATTTACCATTAGATTCACTCCAAGAAGCGCACCAGAATCACAGAGAGTACGTCAAATTATTAGAGCTCTGAAAGAAAGATCCGCAGTCAAAAAAGGTGTATCGTTCGGTGGATTTAACGAATCTGGTGATAACTTACTTCTTGGAACACCAGACGTATTCCGTCTTGAATATAAGAGAAGAGGAACGGTTGGAACTGGCCCAGATACCAACATCAAAGGATTAAATAAGTTTAAGACTTGTGCCCTAACTAACGTATCTGTTGACTACACAGGTGAAGCTGGTAGATGGGCAGCATATGACGGTGACAGTCAACCAGTCACCACCATTGTCACTTTAGCATTCTCAGAACTTGTTCCTCTGTATGATAGTGACTATCTGACCATTGGTAACGAAGACGACGTAGCATTCTAATGTCTAACTATTTCAGAAAACTTCCAGAAATCGACTATCCATCTCTGTTGAACGACAGACAGAGTAGTGGAGATACTGTTCGCGTCAAGAATCTTTGGCGCAGAGCAAAGATTAGAGAAGACTTTTTTGGCAACTTCGTTCTTTTCACAAAATACAACGTTATTGGTGATGAAAGACCAGATAACGTTGCAGAAAAATATTACGGATCCGCAAATCTTGATTGGTTGGTATTGACAGCTAACAATATCATTGACATTAAAAATGATTGGCCAATGACTGAGTATGATCTCAATGTCTACTTAAATGACAAGTACACTCCACAACAACTAGTAGAAATTCATCACTACGAAACTACAGAATATCGTGATTTTTCAAATCAGTTGATTGTAAAAAGTGGCCAAGTTGTAGATGAAAACTTTAAAGTAGAGTATCTTAAAGGTGGTCAAGTTAGAACAGTATCACCCATTAAGGCAGTATCTTATTTTGAATGGGAAGTACAAAAGAATGACGAAAAACGTGTAATTGACCTTGTGAAGACAGAGTTCGTAGATAAGGTATTAAGAGACTTTGATGCGATTATGAAATATGGTAGATCTTCTCAATATATCAACAATTCGTTGAAAAAGACCGAAAATACAAGAATTGTATAACTCGCCATATACCGCGCAGTATATGGCTACAAAAAACTGGGGCCGACCCTGACAGGTCAAAAAGCCCCAGAATTTTTTTTGCGCTATTTTTGAAAACAAGTGTCGTTTTTGGTGGCCGGGACATCGTTCCAATGTCTTACGGCATTAGCAACGATAGCCACATTAGTGACCAGATAAGAAACAAAAATAAAGGTGCGTATCCAAGCAATAGTATCAGACTCTCGGTCGCATTTAGTTGGTTTCTCTCCAAGTGCTTTAGCCCATAAACGCCAGATTGTTTTCTTTTTCATCGACCAAACTTACGATCCATGCGGAGTTTGATGTAGTACATCCCGATCACCCATAGGGAGAAGAGGAAACCCTCTCCATACCCCATGGTGTTCCATGCGTGAACAGCTTCTCCCATCACTCTTCAGCCAGTTTCTGGAAGTAGGACAGTGCATCGTCCTCATCCTCATCAGCATAACCACCACCAACAGCGACAGGTTCACGGTTGAGGTTGTTCAGTTCACTGCGGAGACCTTCATCAAGGTCACGAGCAGGACCACGGAAGTCATCTTCGTTCTCAACTTCCTCTGCAACAGGACGACGTGCAGGAGCAGCGTTACCCAGAACATTGTCCAGACGCTTCTTCAGAGTGTCATAGTCCTTGAACTGATCAGCAGCAACCAGTTCTTGCAGGGAGTACTCTTTCTTCCAGAGGGCTTCGAGTGCATCATCATCACCATCCAGAAGTGCGGAGGGACGGGCAAACTCACTGGAGTCATAGTTCCAGTAACCTGCAACCTTCTTGATCTTAATCTTGAAGTCTGCACCCTGCCAGAAGTCAAAGGGGCTGATGGGACCTTCATCTTCAAACCCAGGTTGCATCGCAGCCATCACCTTGTCAAAGATCTTCTTACCGTACTTGTACAGGAACACACGACCCTCGTTTTGAGGATTGGCAGGATCCTTCACAACATAGATGTTGGAGTAGTAAGAAAGCTTACGTTTCTGTTTCCGTGCAGTCTCTTTGTCTGCATCGTTACCAGAGTTCCACAGACGGGTGTTGAGCTCGGAAACAGGATCCTTACCACCATTGGTGGTCAGAGAGTTCTCGATGTACCAACCACCAGGACCTTGGAAGGCGTGGGAGTACATCTTCACCCAAGGGAGATCTTCACCTTCGGGTGCGGGGAGGAAACGGACAACAGCATAGCCGTTACCAGACTTGTCCATCTCGGGTTTCCACAGGCGGTCATCACCACCTTGAGGGGAATTCATCTTCTCAACTTCCTTGACCAGTTTGGAAGTCAACGAACCCAGCTTGGACTGTTTCTTAAGGTCAGAAAAGGACATTGGATTACCTCGGATTGTTTTGGATTTGGCCTTTGTGGTGGCAGAGTCATCGTACCAGGGGAGTGGGTTGGTTGTCAACCCTTTCCCTTATCGACCATCTGACGCAAGTTCTTGATGGTCATGTGCATGTTATTGAACAGGTCCGCAGGATCCACCGAGCCTGGAAACCCCAGCATTTTAGCTGCGTTGATGATGTTCTCTTTGATCTGAAGTGCTTCAGGATCATCGGAAAGAGAAACCCTTGTGTACATGATGCGTTGTTTTTCAAGCAAGTTTTCTAATTTAGAGAGATGTTCATACTGGTCTTCCTGCGACATGGCAGGAAACTTCATGGCATCTTTGTAGATCTCTTCTTGAAGTTCATTGATCTCTACAAGTCCTGCACGAACTTGAGGACTACTTAGAAAAGTCATAGAACTTTCTCCTTCAGTATCTTCCTATAACGAAGCACGTCAATATTTAGAAACGCACCATACTTCTTGATCTTGAGGGAAACCGTACTCCAAATTGGATCATCCAGTTTCTTATCAAAACGTTTTACGAAGCCCAGAATCTTATCCAGAATGATGAGTGTCTCAATAGAGATCTCTTTTCTCAGATAAGCTTTCAAGATCTTCGGGTGTTGTCCTTGAGTATGGAAGTAACTGTCGAAATTATCTCTTGTAAAGATTGTTTCAACTTCATTTCCGAATAGGTAGGACAAGGATTGGTTTCGTTTTTGCCATTCTTTGAAGTTGGTTTCACCATTTTGGATAATCTCTCCTATCCATACTTTACCAGGATCTTCACTGGAAATGAAGTTGGCGATGAAATACTGTATGATTTCGTCATCATCCTTCTTCCGTGACATCCTCTCAAAAAAATATCTGTCACGTCTCTTGTTAAAAGACGCAACAGATGCACGGGATCTTCCACCGTATTTTACATAATCATAACTTTCCTTGGTGAAGTGATTCTTCATCGCAAGATAAGTTTTGTAACAATCAAAGGGTGACACTTTCACAATGGCAATCGTGCGCGAGATGTACGTTTCAGGAAATTCAATTCAATGGCCTCAGCCTTGATCTTTTCCTTAAGTGGTTTACTGATGAGTTTAGAGACAGATTCGAGTTCGATCTTGTTCTCTTCACAATAATAGACAATCGCATCAATGTAGTTCAGATCATCATTGTCCCGAACCAGTTCTTCGATATCCTTAGTGAATTTTGTTTGACACAAGAACTTTTCTTTGAGTGCCTTATCCAGGTCTTTATTCATTGGAGAGCTTATGAGTAACAAATTCTTTAATGTACCGAACTAATAACTTAATATACTCGTCTTTGTTTCTTTTGTCAAATACTTTGACTTCACCAGAGGAAGTTGTCATAATTGTGATCAACTTCTTGACTGGAATACCAGTCATCTCATAGTACATACATGCGTATGCAGTCTCCTGAACAAAGTAATTTTCTAACCACTTCTCTGGTTTAATTTTGTCTGAAGTTTTAAAGTCAATGATAGCAAGCTCTCCATCATACTCCGCAATACAATCAACACGACCAGCAATACCGAAATACTCAGAATAAAGGGTACGCTCAATAGCATGTATATTATCAATGCGATCAAGGAATGGTTTCGCGGAGTGGAACATGAACTGTGTGGCTGGGAGGTGGTTATCCCAGAGGAGTTCTTTACCTTCAAGATAAGACTGCGCCGCTTCATGGAAATCAGTACCACGGGTTGTAGCTTTCTTAGTTATACGATTAGCTTCTTCCTCACCGACTTTTTTTCTCCAGTTGATAAAAGTCTGTCGGTTATAGAAAGAGGTGACTGAAGTGATTGAAGGCACCCAGTCACCATTTGGAAGAAGATAGAGACGACAACCTGCGGTTTCTTTCTTCTCTAGTTCAACGTCACCCAGATAATTATGATAAGTTCTTTGCATTAGAGACCTAAAGCCATTTTCTTCATGATGTACTCGCGGACTAAACCAGAACGAACGATATCGTCAACACCAAATTCAACCATTTCAAAGGTCTCATTCATCTGTTCAATGATTTTCATGAAATCAAGAATACCGTTCTTTTCATAAGTTTTCTGAAGGTCAGTTTGAACTGCGTCACCACAGAACATGATCTTACAGTTGTCACCCACACGGGTAATTATACTATCAAGTTCGTGGAAATTCAAGTTCTGACATTCATCAATCAACAGAATTGCATCATCAAAGGTTGTACCACGAAGGAATGATGTAGACCAGAAAGAGATAGTCTCCTGAGACTTTAGGTTACCATACAACATTTCAAAGTCAGCATCAGATGGCATTTCGAACATGTACTTTACCATGTTCTTGTATGGGATCTGATAGAGAGCTGATTTGTCTTCATGGTCTCCAGGAAGGAAACCGATCTCACGAGTTGCGACAAGTGAACGAACGATGTAGATCTTCTTATAAGGAGTGTACTCGTTCAGAACATCTTGAAGTGCAAGATACAGTGCTACAAATGTCTTACCTGTACCTGCACAGCCATAAGTAAAGATGTTCTTACCTTCTCTGTATGCATCAAACAGTTTGGTTTGATTGTCAGTAAGAGGTTCAATGTCTACCAGGAAATCATTGTTGATTGGTTTCTTGCGTTTCAATTGTTTGGCAGTCATGCCAATACCGATGGGTTCAGTAGACTTCCTTTTTCTTGCCATACTAGGTAATTTTTCTAACTTTAGAACCAGGAGCTTGTGATGCTTTATGAAGGACATCGTTCCAGCCTGGATTTCTGGAAACAAGTTTGTTCCTCCAATCACCCACTTCTGTGGCCATAGGAGCAGTAGATGGATCAGACCAATCTCTAATCCACCCTGGGTTATCTTCCAACCACTGATCCCAAACAGTGAAGCTCATCGTCACTTCTTTCTGTTCACCAGTCTCAGTGTTGATTACGGGGTAAGTCGGCATAATAAACGAAGGGGGATGTTCGTATTTATTAGAGCCAATTGAAGTTGATATTAAATCTACCAGCTTCATTTGACGTTGTAGAAGAATTATGTTCTATTGAAGGATCAAAAAACAAGATTCGATTTGCGACCGAATCTATTTTAGTACCATCTCCCAATCTTGTAAACCCATCACAAGTATTCAACGAAAAGATTGCACCATGGTGTTTCCACTTATAGTCAACGTGTGGGAGATGTTCTTCAACTACAGGAGTATTTGGATAGAAGTTGGCTTTGATTCGTATTAGAGACTTGTACTCTTTCAATTTTGGTGAAAAGATTCCCCACACACCGTTGAAAAAATTGGACATTGGTCTTTCCCAGTCATAAAAGACATGAGTACCATACCAGTTCCAAATTTTATTCGTACTGTCATTATCAGAAGCGACTGTAGGATTAAGGAAGAATGGTGTGTCTGGATTAAAAATCAGAAGATTTTGAACATATTTCAGTTCATCTTCTGATAGAAAATTATCAATTACTTTGTAGTCCATTCAAGAGCTTCTGCAACGGTGGGGAACTGTTCGACAAATACTTTCTTACAAGCTTCTGCAACTACCATGTGTTCTTTCTGGGTTCCATTTGCAGAACGAAGATTAATGTAATGGATCCAAGAACGGCAAGAGCCACTCATGTAAATACGGGTAGGAGTACACAGAGGCAACACATTACGAGCACACTCTTTTGCAACTCCACGATCCAACATCTGTTGATACAGAGCCATCGATGAAGAGAAGAGAGTATCCATCTGTCGGGTCAGAAGGTCAATCGTTTCTTGATCCAAGTCATCAATAGAGTTTTGACGATTCTTCGTGTCCTGACGACGGAGTTCTGGAAGAGGGATCGCCTTCGAGAGTAGGGAAGAATCAGCATACCGTTGGGAAAACTCTTGAAATGTGAACGAACGGTGACGGAGTATTTGGGCCGCGATTGCACGGGTGGTCTCAATCTCCAGAGTCATGAACGATTGTTCAAACACACTCCAGTGATCATGTTTGATACAGTAACGCAGAAGACCTGCATAGTTATCATTGTCCTGATTGGCAGGGTTACTCACCCGTGCCACATAGGCCATAGTTTGTTCAGCATCAGGAGTGACACTTACAAGTTTGACAGTCATTAACAATCCTCACAGTTGGTTTCTTTGTGTTGTTTGCGAACTCTCTTTAACTCCTTGAGTTCTTTCTTGATCATTTGGTAGGCAGTCTCAGAGTCTATCTTATCACCCATCTCTAAGGCAATAAAGATATCTACCCTAGTTCCAAAGTGTGCTAAGGCTTTTTCGAAACAATCTAGATCTTCATACATTGCGATACCTTCCGTAGTCTGTGTAATAAGCTTTGTAAAATGCAACCACACCAGCACAGATCTCATTCCCTTGAGAGACCCAATCATGGGCACACTCATAAATTGATTGAGATGAATGTTTTGGTGATCCATCTTCATTGAGTTCTTTACCATACTTCTCAAGGAGAATACTTAGAACTTCTTGTCTCAGTTTCATGCGACTGTCACTGTATCTCCAGTCAGTTTCAATTGATTTAACCATCTCTAAAACTCAAAAATTGACTGATACAAATTCTACCTTGTTGTTTAAACATATCACTCTCAGACATCTCAACTTTATCAACAGAGTGATTAATCATTGAGGGAATAATTAGTGTCCTATTGTTTAGGCACTCAATCTTAGTAACGTTATCTTTATAGTGCAGATTTACATCCCCTCCACTGAATTTTTTTGGCTCATTAAACAACCAAGTCAACATTGTAACTATGCAATGATCGTAATGTCGTTCATAGTAGTTACTGTCTTCATAATATGAAATTAGAGTTGTGTCATAGTTACACATGAACTCTTTGAAAAACCAACTGGGATGTTGTTTAAGAAAAAACAACTCATTAGACAATAGTTTTCTATTGATACCAAGAATGTTAGATGTATTTCTATTTGTATAAACATCGTCTAAAAATAGACACATGTTGTTTTTCTTTGGTGTCCCGTCTGACCTCAAGGCAGAATTAGTAGTTCCTGGGTCACTCTCTAATTTGTGTGGATGACATAAAAAATTAAGCTCTTCCCAGATTAAATTTAATTCAAATTCATCATATGTATCATCAATGATGATGTAAGGAAATTCATTCTCTAAGTATTGTATCTTCATACAATCAGTCTGGATAGCCGTCGTCATCGTCCCATACCTCATCGTAATCTGTGAGTTTGTAATCTATCTCTTTGAGATAGGAATCGGTATCTGAATACACTTCAGATTCTAGTTCCTCTACAACCTCCTTTAGAGCGGCTAAGAGAACTTTAAGTTTAGCTTTGTTCATGTCCCTTGAACCCTGGCAGAGTTATTCTATCTAGGTTTCCGCTTCTTGTCAAGTCTTGCCAGTTTCTCCCAGCCCTTGTAATGAGGATCAGTCCTTAAAGTCTCCTGAATCATCTCTCCAAGTTCTTCTGCACACTGACCCCACCGACACCTCATCTCCCTAGCCACAGAGGGTGCCAGAGGGTCCTCAGGGCGGTTGTAACGCCACTCATACCATTCCTTCCAGATCTCAGCGCACTCGTTGGATTTACGCTGCAAATGCGGTTCTCTGTACACTCATACCCATAGGGGTTGTGTGCCCGTGACTACCGTAACTATTTACACAAAAAAAGAGGGTCACTAAGGACCCTCTCAGAGCTTATTCAGGAAGTGTCATGGTATAAGGGTCGCAATGGGCCACCCAAAGAAAAGAGACATTAATGTTCCAACGATTAGAAACGATCCAGTGTAGTTCATCGTTTTTCCTCCATTGTTCATAACTATCTATATTTTACTGTATCACTATGATACACTTCTGTATCCACTGTAACTGAATTTTTTAGATTTTGTTAAGGTTTGAAGACAAAAAAAGGGAGACATTAGTCCCCCTTCAAATCGAAGATTTTGTCAAACCACTCATCCAAACGAATGAGATAACATGACCAGTAGTTGCAACCTCTGTACGTTAATTGATAACAAGCTGGTGGCCTGTTGTCCCTATCCATATCATCATAGTGATATGTGTAGTTTTCCATTACCTATTCAGTAATAGAACTTCCGCATAGATCAAAAGAATGAAGGCAGTTGAACCAAAAACGATCCCACTAATTAACGGAATCATTTTTTCACCACCTGGCAGTTACCTGCCATGCAGAGTTCGGCTTTGTGACGGCGATCTTCTTTTTGCTTCTTCTCTTTAATGAGTTGAAGGAAATTGAGTTTCTGCATCACTTACCCTCCTTAACATACTTGATACCACGATAGGTCTCGTTGTACTGTTGAGGTTGTTGTTGGGCCTGTTGTTGCTTACGAACTTCGGTATCGTAAGCTTGACCACGGTAAACGACTTTAGACATGAGATTTCTCCAAAGAAATGAGATTGGTTAGATCCCGTTCCTTCGGGCGGCGTTTGCGTCGGTTTCCC